TAATATTTTTTTGAAATCTTGAGCATTTCCAAAATCTTTATTTTTTGATAAATCTATTTTATATACTCTTAAATATACACCATTATAGAATTGATCTTTCGGAATATCTTCAGCAATATCACTGTTTTTTATCAATATATACAATAAGAACTTATATTTTGTCATACATTTTTTAAGAAATATTTTAATTTGTTCTAAAATATATTGAAGGTCATCTTTATTTTTCCAGGTTACTAATGAAATATGATAACAGAAGATGCATTTATTTTTTGGATTATTAATGATATTAAGAAAACGATTAGTACGTCTTTTAAATTTATCTATATTAGTTCCATCTTGTCTTTCATTAGTTTCACTGAAAAAATATTTAAGCTTTAACTTGTTAAATTCAGATGTGTCTTGTAAAAAATTATGGTGTGGAAATGTAACATATGGAAATTTTTCCGAATAGTAATTACCCTTATTATTTTTTTTCATATTTGAAACGAAATATTTAAAATTTGTTTCAATATTGATATTAATATATTTTATCCCTAATTTTTCGGACATACTTAGCCAATCAAATGGAAGCGACATATGTCTTTTCTTTAACATATTTAAATTTGCTGCAGTATGACAATCGGGTCCCAGAGATATATAAAATATATTCATTGTATATTTAAGATAAATATATAATTAAATAAAAGAAATTAATATACTATAATGCCTGCCTTTAAACCAAAAGCCAATAAAAAAATATTGGTATCAAAAAAATCTAATGTTACCGTTGATAGTAAACATCAGGAAAAGATGATAGAGTTTAAAAAAAATGAGAATACAATAATACCTAAATTAAAGGAGGAACGAAAAAAATATAAGACCAAATTAAAAACAAAAAATCTATCGATTGATGAAACATTAGAATTAAAAGATAAAATTAGACAACATACAAAACAAATTAACAAATATGAAAAGGAGCGTAAAAATTATTTACTGGATAATTCTAAATATGTATTTGATTATTATGAAAAAAAAAAGGAATTGGCAGACGGAAATGATAGTAAAACAAAGGTACTATTTTCATTTTTTAATAAAAATAATGAAACAAAATCTAAAAAACAAGAAGTAAATAATACTCAAAAATATCTTAATAATATTGACGAATCCTTTTTGGATATAAATGATTATATCCATTTACATGAAGTATGTGATAAATGTAGTGGTGAATTAATCCCAGTAGAATCAGAAGGTGTAATGATTTGTAAAGCTTGCTCCCATCAAATTAATTTTATCATAGAACATGAAAAACCATCATATAAAGAACCACCTAAAGAAGTTTGTTTTTATGCTTATAAGCGTATAAATCATTTTCGTGAAATATTGGCTCAATTTCAAGCAAAAGAGACTACACAAATTCCTGATGAGGTACTTGAAAATATTACATTGCAAATAAAGAAAGAGAGGATAACATTGGCGCAAATGAGTAATAAAAAAGCGAAGGATATTTTAAAAAAATTAGGATACAATAAATATTACGAACATATTCCTTTTATTAAAGATAAATTAGGTATAAAACCCCCTATTATGAAACCTCGATTAGAAGAAACACTATGCTGTCTTTTTATGGATATACAAAAGCCTTATGCTAAACATTGTCCAGATGACCGAGTTAATTTTTTAAATTATTATTATGTGCTATATAAAATGTGTGAACTTCTAGGCGAGAATCAATTCTTATCTTTTTTTCCAATGCTAAAGGATCCTGTAAAACGCATTGAACAAGATGATATTTGGAAAAAAATTTGTAAAGAATTGCAATGGGAATTTATCCCAACAATATAATTCTTATTAATAGAGTAAAAATTATATGATTATATAAATATTAACTAGTTACTTAAACACGAGGGAAACCAACAAGATTTGCGCCCATACCGAATCCAGCTCCCGATCGTGCGGAACCAGCCATACTTGGTACATAAGTATCTAAGATACTGAATGTTGCAGCAGCAGTCAAAGCAATAAGCATGACCTCATCCAAGTTCATTTGGCGTTTTGGGATTGCGTAAGCAGCGATGGCTACCATAATACCTTCAACAACATATTTAACGATGCGTCTGACGAGTTCGCCAATGTCTAATAATTGTCCTAATTGTCCGAGCATTTTATATAATCCATCAAGAAAAAAAAATATATATAATAATAAAAAAACTTAAAATAAGATAACTAGAAATAAATTATAATGGCAGATAAAAATAGCTATGAGAACCAATTTTTGTCCAAAGGGGTTAATAATCCTAAATATGTTGATTTATTAGAGGAAGATAAGCCAATTGCGGGACAGAAATTTTGTTGCGTGAGTTTTGTGTCACCAGAAAAAATTCTAAAAAAGAAAGAATTATTTTACTTTCAAGAATTCCTAAAACATTGGGATTTTACTAAATCAACAGAAAAATTCACACAGTTTCTAAACTTTCTTGCTTTTAAATATAATATGGATTTCGATAAAATTATGGCCGATTTTCAAGAATATACTAAATCAGAATCGGATAAACTTGTTCAAACCACCCTTGATGATGATTACAAAAATTTCCTTGATGCTAAAGAAGAAACTTTAGAACAAGATTTTAATGCTACATTCAATTTTCAAACTAGTACTCGTGGAATTAAAATACGAGGATCATATCCTACACAACAGGAAGCAGAGTTAAGATGCAGAATGCTCAGAGAGGTAGATCCAAACCATGATGTTTATGTAGGCCCAGTGGGTTTGTGGATGCCTTGGAATCCTGAAGCATATAAAACAGGTCGTGTGGAATATTTGGAAGACGAGTTAAATCAATTAATGAGTGAGAAAAATTTGAATGAGAAACAAGCCAAAGTTGCATTTGAAAAACGCGTTAGAGAATCAAAACGTGCAGCCATTGCAGAAAATGTTAAAATTGCAAAGGATAGTGGTAATAAATTAACACAAAATATCGATACTGATGGTAATCTAGTTGGGGTTGCTAATATGAATACTACTGAATCTGGATTAAACGGAGAAGTATCTTCGGCGGATATCAGAAAAGAGCTTTTTGAAGGTGCTAACATTAGAACTCGTCAATCTGATAAAGCACAAGAAGCCGCACAAGAAGCCGCGAAAGAAGCCGCACAAGAAGATAAAGTAGATATGGAAATCACAGAAAAGAAAGAAGATTAAATAATTTTATAAAATTGATTTATAAAATTATATATTTATTATAATAAAGATGAACGCTAATAAATCAAATATTGATTTCACTGCTAAATTACCACCAATGACAATAGTACAACCAATTGATAATAAAATTACCGAAAATACTCTACAAAGTTCTAATAAAGATATTACACAAGATGTAAAGAAGAAAAAGAAGAAAATTCCCAAGAGATGTCAATTAAAAGGATGTAAGAGAAAATTGCCAATTACAGCGTTTGATTGTAAATGTGAAAAGAGATTTTGCAATTTACATACATATGCGGAAAACCACAATTGTACCTTTGACTATAAAAGTTTTTACAGACAAAATTTGGTAGATAGAGCAGGGTTAGGAGGTGGTCAAATAGATAAAGTTGGTGATAGGGTTTAATTACCAGCGACTTTTCTTGACGTTTATCCGTGGTCCTTTTCTTTGCGCTTTGGGATCAAATGTTTCCTCATCGTCGTCAGAACCAATATCTTTTGACATTTCCCAAAATTCCTTAGAACCGAGTTTAAAATCCCGATGTGCATCTGCTTTATACCAAAATATTTGGTCATCTAATTTATTAGATTTAGCATTATTGGCTATTACCAAACATTCATAATTTTCCGTACATTGGTCCATCACTTGACAAAAGCTCTCAAATGTTGGAAACATACCTGCATAATTTTCATATATGCGTTTTCTATTGTTAATATAAGGTTCGCGAAGAATAAAAGTATAATCTATATTTGTTCTTAGATTTGGAGGAACTCCTAAAGGGTATTGCATTGTTATAACTAACATTATTTTCCAATGACGACCATTCATGAACAGAAGACGCATTAATTTATCTCGAGCCCAACTATTATCATATAAACAATCATCTAGAATAACAAATGCTCTTCCATCTATATTGCACCTTCCATATGCGGCGGTTTCTTTATTAATTTGTTTGATAACCATTTTTTGCCGTTTTAAAATATTCTCAATTATAGCAGTATTATATTCATCATGAATAAATAATTTAGGGACCATTTTAGCATAAAAACCATTTCCAGCTTCTGTACCTGAAATAACAGTTCCTATTGGAATATCTTGATGGTGATATAATAAATCCTTTACTAAAAAAGATTTTCCTGTATCACGACGGCCTATTAAAACGATAACTGGCCCCTGAGTTTCATTCGATTTAAATTTGATGTTTTTCATATCAAACTTTTTTAATTCCAAATTCATATTATTTTTCATTTATATTAAAATTAATATGAATTTACGCAATAAATAAGTTTAAAGCTAGTATAAATTTTATCAATAAACACTAATGTTTGATTTATATTATAAAAAAAATGATAATACTGTTCTTTTTAGTTCTCTGAACGATATAGGAATTTATAATGTGCAAAATTATATTCCACTTTACAAACAATTTTTTTCTCTTAAAGAATCTAATTACAAGAATCTTAACTTAAATCACAAATATCATATTGCAAATGTGTCAAAGACAGATAAACGCAATAAATTTAATTGTATCGTGAATGCCAATGGAAAAAACGAGAATAAATTATGTTTTTTTAAATTCTCTCCATTATTGGACCCTGTAAAATATATGGTAGGAAAATATAAAGATTTA